TGTATTGACACTGTATCTACTGTTGACAATTGAGTGCATATGTGGAAACTGGGAACTTGACGGGGGGCTGGGTGGGTTGGTATAGTTGGGTACTGCTGACCACTCGGCCCAATGGGTGGACTAGGGCGGCCCTGAAATAGCCCTAGAGCGTCGGAAGGAATTAGGCGGGTTATAAAGTGGGCGGAGACCCTGGAGCGGTAGAACCAACCCAGGGGACCCGACTCCTTCCCCAGGCTACAGTCTAGCGACCGAGAGCCCGGAAGCGCATAAAGCAACAAAAATGGAACCCCTCACGTATGGGCTAACTATGTCTATCGTTAAGGCCATCGTTGTTAGTACCAGCTCCCCTTGTAATCTCTGCCGTTGCTTCTGTGGTATAATGGCGTCTATGGCTAACAGGTCATGGCTTAGGAGAAGCAATCCCGCTGAACCACCTAGGGCCGTGGTTGATACCAGCGGTAGGGTGGTGGAGTACCACCCAGCCACTGGTGACTTCGACCCCGAGACTCTCTCCCATAACCAACGGCGCACTTGGGACGTGCAGGAAAGTTTCCTGCAAGCATTCGGCCCCACTGGTACTGTCCTAGCTGCCACTGAACAACTGGGTATGCGTCGCCGTCTTATCTACGAATGGCTCCAACGTGACTCCCTTGGGTTCCGTGAAAGGTTCCGCCTGGCTGAACACCATTTCCGTGAGTCCCTGGTGAACATGGCGACCGAACGGCTACGCTCGGCTTCGCCCAACTCTAAAGTCGGCTCCGATATTCTCCTCATCACCATGATGAATGCGTTTTACCCTGAGAAGTTCAAGCCACAGCTAGTGATGCAAGACTCTGGTGCCAAGGAAGTATTAGGTGCACTGAAACAGTTGACGGCGTCCAAGCACGGCAACGACTCCCCCACACCATCGGCCAAGGCTGAGACTGTGGCACCAGAACCAGATACAACGTAATGGTTGCCACGAGTACCGCAGTCACAGCACCCGCAGTGAGGACGGGTGGCAACTGTCGAACCCCTGACCATGTACCCGGCCCCCCCGGCATGGCTTGGCCACGGCAGGTATATAGTATTATCCACCCCTGCCATTACAGAAACAGTTAAAGGGGCGGTTGCCAATTTAGGCAACAGATATGCAGAAAGCCATGCAGTTAACTATACGAGAAGGGAGGGAGCCCCCGCAGCACTTTCATTGTAGCGGGTGCCGGAAGGCCATCTACGGAGAGGGGGAGCCGTACCGGGACCAGTTAGAGAGATACAAGTGCCCTGAATGCGGGCAGCAGAACTACTTAACGGTAAAGAGCGACTGGGGGCATTTGGCATGATGGCAATCAGCACTATGATTACACTTGAGTCATCGCCTAACGGACACTTACGGTACTGGTGCTGCGGTCTCGTCGTAGAGCAGTGGTACTAGAAGGTATGATGATTGGACGCACTAGGGGTCTACGCCGAGTTCGGGGCCATTGGGATCATTGTTTTCCTATTCGTATTCTTGGTGATGAAGGTCATCAAGAAGCTAGACACGGACTCCGATTCTCAGGCGAAGACAGCCAGGGAGATGGAAGGCATCCGGGGGGCCATTGCCAACATTGAGGGGATTGTAATTAAGCTAATTGACCGCTGGAACAGAAGTGACGAGACCCAGCGAGAGAGGTCGGACCAGTCTGATGAGGCCCAAAGGGAGCGGTTAGACAGGAGCGACGAACTGAGCCGGGAATTTGCCCAAACTCTAGCTGAAAACATAGGGTATATTAAAGGAGTGCTGGACGGGTTGAAGAAGAAGTAGACTTATCTTGAAGCATGCCCTGAACGGAGCTGCAAGGGGAGTGAAAGTATGAAAAAGATAATCTGGGCGTTGCAAGTGGCGCTCTACTTGCTCAGGAACTGGGAACAGGTCAAAGCGGTTCTTGAAGACGCTAGGACTACGCTGCGTTCGTTTAACCACGAGGTCTCAGCAGACCTAGTGGACGACCTGATACAGAACTTCCGACTCGAAAGTGACTAAAACCGTTCACATCGTCCTGAACCCGTTCCTATTCAAGCTGTTCTGCAAGCACCCTGGAGTCTGGAATCTGGTGTATGAGGAGGTTACGTGATGGGAACAGTTGAAACAGAGCCTCGGGGAGTACGGATGACGCTGGAGCCACTGCTATGGGAGCGGTTTCAGCGTCCTGAATTCCGGGGAGATATGTCAGAAATGGCTCGAAAGGCAATCGGACCTGATGTTCAAGAGGTGGTGTGCTTTGAGGAGTCTCCGTGTGAGTCACCAGATTGCAGAGGAGAGCACGGGAGTCCTCTGGGGCTGCACTACCATGTGGCGTACCATGAAGTGGTATGATTGACACCCAGTGGCCACAGGAGACTTTCATGGGCCAACTCCCGATACTGATCGAGATAGAGCAGGAGGGTGGGGAGTGGATGCAGGTCTTGGCGATGGGATTGCCCTACACCTTTGGCCCACCAGGGGCGATAGACAGTTCCCCTAGCTTCCTGGGGCATACCTGGATAGATAATACACGGGTTCTGGTCAACATTACCCCACATGCCGACCTAAATATGCGGCTCTGGCCACTGGAGAGGTCGCTAGATGCATGAAATGGTGGTAGTAGCGGCTATATCGCCGAAAATGCTCCGATTCTTAGAGATACCGTCTCTGACTCTGGGCACTTACCATAATATGGTCGAGGAGTCCTTCGCGACGTGACCATCTTTGCCCCACAAGCCACCACGCCCCGCATTAGCCTCTCGCCAGACCAGGCGGCGATAATGGACTTGGTGGGGCACGAACCATTCCCAGAGCAAATCCCCATTCTGGCCTGCATGAAGCGGTTTATGGAGGTGGCGGGTGGAGAGCAGGGCGGCAAGAGCTATACCGCTGCCGATAAGTGGCTCCTTCAGTACACCGAGGACTTGAACCGGCACCCCGGATTCGGGGACGGGGACAATGAGCCGCTGCTGTACTGGCTGGTGGCCGCCGACTATAACCGTACCCGGCGTGAGTTCGACTATATCACCACCAATCTAATGAAGCTGGGCCTGCCTGTGGTAGCTACGAAGCGGGTAGACCCTGGCTACATTGAGGTACAGTTTCCCGATGAGTTGAGGCCACGGGTCTGGATTGAGACCAAGAGCGCCAAAGACCCCCGGACCCTGGCGATGTACGCTCCCCACGGCATCATCATCTGCGAGGCGTCCCAGGTAGACTTGGAGACATATAATAAATGTAATGCCCGTATCGCCCCCCGTCGTGGATGGCTATTTATGTCCGGCACCTTCGAGGGGAGCCTGGGTTGGTATCCGGGGCTGTACAACGCCTGGCTTCACGGCACCGAGGACTCCCAGAGCTTCAGCCTCCCAAGTTGGACCAACAAGGCCCTATATCCCGGTGGCAGGGAAGACCCGGAGATACATAGGCTGGAGAGAGAGAGCAGCGACGAATTCTTCCTGGAGCGTATCGCCGGTATCCCCTGCCCTCCTAAAGGAGTGGTCTTCCATGAGTTCCGACCGGACATTCACATCCGAGACGTTGAGTGGCTCCCCGAATATCCAGTTCATATATGGACAGACCCAGGATATGGGGATGCCTGCGCTGTTGAGGCAGTGCAGGTGGTAGAGGGACAGGTCAGGGTATTCGATGAAATCTACGAACGGGGACTCGTTACCCAAGATATCATTCAGGTCTGCCAGAACCGGCCCTGGTGGGGGTCGGACGGACAGGTAAACGTCAAGTTTGGGGTGGCGGACGTCTATGCCCGGCAGCACCAGGCCCAGCCAGCGGTCATGGAGGTCTGGGAGAAAGAGACCGGCATCCGGTTTACATCGCAGAAAGTCCCTATAAATGAAGGAACGGAGCGGCTCAAGGGGTACTTGAAGCCCGATCCCCTCTCGGGAGTCCCGAAAATCATCTTCAGCCCCAAATGCAGGGGTATTTTGAGCGAGTTTGGAGCGGTTTCGAACCCATTTGATGGACAAACCAAGGTCTATAAGTGGAAAACTGACCGAGAAGGTAATATAATAGGCGATACACCGAAGGATGAGTTCAACCACGGCGTCAAAGCGGTGATTTATGGCCTGGTGGACAACTTTGGGTACGCTCAGGGCACCACAAGGCAGGTCGTGAAGGTGAAAAGGTGGCGGTAAGAGTCTACCACCCCAATCCTGAGAGAAAGCATGCCTTTTACCCAGACTTTGTGGAAGAGGGCGGGCGTATTTGCACCACAGTTACTGATGTTGAACTTTGGGGAATGAAGTTCAGGGGGAGTGACCTAATTAAGTTTATCACAAGCCGCCTAAAGGCTATGTTTGGTCCCTGGCATCGAGTGGGAGTTATTCGGGATGCGTATATTCTAGGGTGGTTGATTTAGGTCAGTAAGCAGAGGTGGGACGAGGATGCCGACTCAAGCTAAACCGAAGAAATGCACCTGTGAGGACATCGTCAGGGTCGTTACAGCCAAAGAGCACGAATTGGCCGACCTCCACGACCGTATGGAAGCCGATTACCAGCTTTACCTACTCGCTGAGGTAGAGGATGATGGTAATCCCGGCAGGGACTTCGAGGTCTACACCTCAAACGCCCCCCAGACCTTCGCTGATAAGGTCATCTCTCC